AGGGTTACATGCCAGGAAGCACTGCGTATAACGCGGTAATGGGAGAAGTTGGTGGAGCATTCCGTTCCCTTAACATGGACAACGCTACGGCTGCTCAAGCCATCGGCGGATTTCAATCGGGATCTATGGGCGCTAATCTTTACTCTATTGGCATCTCTACTATCGGTGCTAATGGACAACAATTAAGCCAAACCGACATTGCAAAGGCGCTGTACTCACGACTCATGCAGGGTCCAGGCGCTAAGACCCAAGCAAATATCGCCCAGTCATTCCAGCAAGGAATGCTTGGTGCTGATCTGACCAGCCTTGGATTTAGTTCTGATCAACAACAGATTTTATTAAAGCAGTTTGAAGACATTGCTGCTGGTAAGAACCCAGATTTGGCTACAGCCACTAACGTTGGCAACCCTCTATCGGGTCAACAAGCCATCACATCTTCTCAAACCAACCTTATGCAAGCAGCACAAAGCAGCATGATCGCTGGGTTCAACGATGCCGCTAAAGTAATAGTTGGTGTTAACTCCGAGTTGATTAAATTTGGAACAGCCTTAGATGCAATATCAAAGACTAAAGGTTTTGCTTCTGCTATGGCAAGTAGTAGCGCGGGTAAAGCAGGTACCTCTGTTCTTGGTGGTATTTGGCATGGAATAAAGTCCGTTGCAGATACCGTATTTACGATGAAGGCTTTAAAGACTTTAGGAACAGCAGCGCTAGACGTTGTTGAAGTTGGAGCGGCTGGTGGTGGAGGTACATCAGGTTACGGTGGAGCATTTGGAATAAACCCAGGAGCAGTTGCAGGAACAAATACCCTTGCAGGTGGTGGCGGAGGAGTTGCTTCGCCGATTACAGGTTTAAGTCCTACTACACCTTATGGTGCTACAGGTTCAGCACTTTGGAATAGCCCAGCAGGAAACACCCACACAGGAGAAGACTACGCAGTACCTGTCGGAACACCTGTACACGCTGTTGCTGCGGGCATTGTCTTTGACCAATTGCTTGGCTCTGATTATGGTACCTATGTTCAAATTGATCACCAAAATGGTTACACAACTTTGTACGGTCACTTAAGTAGTAAAGACGTCAAAGTTGGAGACATGGTAAAGGCTAACCAACGTATTGGTAAATCAGGTCAGTCTGGTAATGTTTCTGGACCGCACTTACACTTTGAAGTTCGTAAAGGAAAAAATAACCCAGTAGATCCTGCGGTTCTTGAAACCCCTGATTTTGTTATGGGTATGGTTTCTGGATCTCAGGAATACACCCAAGGAACAATCCTTGGCACTGGAGATCAACAGGCTTGGGCTAAAGACTTCTTGAAAAAGATGGGTGCCCCAACGACTACCCAAAATGTTACTGCTATGACAACCTGGATGGCGTACGAGGGCGGTCAGTGGAAAAACACTGCTCACTACAACCCTTTGAATACCACTCTTGCAGAGTCAGGTGCTTCGGATATCAATAGCGCGGGTGTTAAGTCCTACACCTCATATTCTCAAGGATTAGACGCCAACGTCGCTACTCTGAACGAAAATCAAAAAGGTTACTCTGCTATCCGTGCTGCTCTTATGAAGGGCTCAAGTACAGCAGACGTCATTAAAGCAGTTAACGCATCTGCATGGGGTTCGCATATTGGTGGAGGCAGTTCAGGTTATGGGGCAGCAGTACCTACTACAACATCGTCCTCAGTTATGAGCCAAGGACCAACCACCACAGGTGGAGTATCAGGTGGAAATAACATCACCATCAATGTGACCGTTGCTCAAGCATCAGACGAAGAAGCCATTAGGTTGGCTAAAAAAGTCAAATCATATCTTGATGATAGAAATTCAATATCAATTGCAGGGAGTAAATAATGGCTGCTAGTAAAACAAGTCCTAGTTCTAATACACCTAACTCTCAGACAGCCCCTTTTGTTCCCCATGTTTTAACACCTCCTCCAACTGAAAAAACCGCTGCACAAATTGCCGCAGAAAATGCAAATGTAAAAGCAGCACAACTTCAAAATAATATTAGAATTGATAAAGATGAGTTAGCAACTGCAGGTGAATACTTAAAAGAAGCACAGGGAAACCTGGCTGTACCAGAAAACCAGGCAAACTTTAACTACACTCTATACCAAGACTATTTAAAAGAGTATGGTGCAAACGACTCTAGAACTAAGACTGCTTTGTCTGAGTACAACAATGCGGTTGTTGCTTTAAAGCCTTATCAGGCAGCGCTTGCTGCAGTTCAAAACCAATATAATGCAAAGGCTGCTCAAATTGCCAACGAAGAAGCAACCTTAAACGCTTTGTTAAAAAAATCAAAAGCAAAGGCTGCAGCCACAGTAGCAAAACCAAAGGGCCCTTCTTCTCAAAATGCTGGGGGAACAAACGGTTCTGGACTAGGTGCAGCAAAAATAAGTGACGTTGATTTTACAGGGTATACCTACAACGCCCCTATGGTAAAGAGCGCTTATGTAGGAAATGCTACTAAGAACCTTGGGTTTACTGATACACCAAGCCCCTATACAAACGCCTTCACACAAGCGTGGAAAGATAACAAGCCTGCAAAAGGTGCTTTGCAAATGAGCAAAACTCAAATACAGGCTATTCAAGCAAGTTTTCCTACAAGTAGTATTAGTTCAGGAAGTGGATTTTTACCTGATCCAACCCCTTATGGTTTTAAGTTTTTGTACAATCCTTCTTCTGTGTCTATGAGTTGGGGGCTAGTAGATTCGTTTAACCCACCTTACGAACAAACTGGTCAAGATCCAGGAGCAGCAGTAGGTGCAGGTATTTTATCAAGTACTATAACTTTAAGCCTAATGCTTAATCGTATTGGAGATATGACGGTCTTGAACTCTGACGGGTTAATCCCGTCAATATACACCCAAGTACCAACTAACCCAAATACAGGGTATGTAACAGGCGGAAGCGCTCCCCAACCTGTGTACTCAGGTGTTACAGACTACTACCCCTTTAATGTAAGTAACGATGATCTAAAAATGATCTATCAAAAAGGAACAATGTATGACCTCGAGTACTTGTTTAGAACAGTTGGTGGTTTTAATGCTACCTATAATTCTTATCTAAATGGTAAAACTGCGGATGTTGGTTGGCTTCAACCAATACCTGTAGAACTACATTTAGGAAATTCTTTACGGTATTTGGTTCGTGTTTCGGAGTTAGACGTTCAGCACATCATGTTTAACGAACGTATGGTCCCTACTTTAACTCAAGTAAACCTAACCCTTTCACGTTACTACGACAACGCTGCCACCATAACCAAGGTTGCTACATCTGGAACTACGAGTGGAGGAACTCACTAATGATATTCTCAGATAGCCGATACTCAGACAGCGCAGATAGTTCTTTAATCTTTAAAGCCTGGAACAATAAAAAACAACAATACGATGCTACCGTTTTTCGTAACTGGCCTAACTATGAAGAAAACTACATCATGTACCAGTGGACTGACGGTGACCGTTTAGACAAAATTGCTTTAAAGTTTTTGGGAAACCCATCTTTATGGTGGCAGATAATGGATATTAATCCTGAGATCTCTAACCCATCTACCATCACGTCTGGTACCTTACTAAGGATTCCAAGTGCTTGATCCAGAGCGCCAGTTTAAGTATGGTAGTTCTTTTAGTGTGTCATTTCCTGACTACCCTAGTTTTACTAGAAAACCAACACTAGCGGTTCTTTACCAAGAAATGGGAAACCATGATATTTTGGAACTTACTTTTACTTACTCCAGTTCTTTTCTTACAAGTACGTTAACCACGGGAACTCCTGTTCAATTTAACTGGAGCAGCGAAAAGTCTTCTAAACAGTTTTATGGCTATGTTACCCATGTTTCCCCTGTAACAGCACAGGTACTTAACAGAACTGTAACTATTTCTTGTACTGGATCTTCTTATCCTTTAAAGGAAACTGCTTCAAAGATCTACACAAATGTAACAGGATCAGAGTTTGCCATTCAAGTCGCTAAACTGTTTAATCTTAACCCAGTAGTTACAACAAGCAATGTACGATTTAATCAGATCTCATTGGCTGGGCACTCTTACTTTGAAAAGTTAAAAGAAGTAGCACAAAGGCTTGGTTGGGCTTTTCAGGTTGATGGTACTAATCTTTACTTTAACCCGATTGACACACAGATCGACAAGTTCATGAACTCTGTACCCATGCTGTCATTCTTAGATCCTTTTACAAACAACACTGCACAGTTATACTCTCAAACTTTGAACTCCTTTAAAACAAAAATAGGAGACTATGTCGAGTCGTCCTCAAACAACAGGTCTTCAAAGATAGTTGCTGGGGTAGACCCCATAACAGGGCTGTCTTATAAGGCAACCTCTTCCCCTAATTTGGTTGGACAGCCTATTAGAAGTAAAACTAAAGACCCGTTATTTTCTAAAGTAGAAGCAGGGGTTGTTGCAAACAGCAGCGCCATGGCTCAGGCCTACGCAGATGGTAAAGCCCAACTTTCACGATTGTCCATACCTGGAAGCGGGGAGGCTCAGGGGGACCCTCGGATATCTCCTTGGGGTACGGTTCAGGTGAATGGTACTGGGTCTTTGTCAGACGGTTACTGGATTGTAAAGTCTGCTGAACACATTATCCATATAAGTGGAAAATACACAACCAACTTTACTTGCGTTACAGATGGCATAAAAGACAACAAAGCGTCTACTACAAGACCTGCAACTTCAGGTTCCAATACCCCGATAAGTATCGCAAGTTCTATTAGTACAGCCTCCAACAACAAGGCCTCCTCTACTAAACTTAGTGCTGCGGCAGCAATGGTTAGCCAATCTCAATCTGGCTTTAATGTCATTCCTAGAAGGTGGGTAAGTAAGTGATGATTTCATCAGCAACAGAGACTGCTATCTCTTTACCTTTTTCTATTGATACTTCAGGAAAGGTAGCAGCAGCAAACACCCAGTCTAAAATTTGGGATGACAGGGTTCTATCCGTGCTAGGTACCTGTGTAAGAGAAAGACTACTTAACCCTTTGTTTGGAACACGAATCCCTTTTGCGTTATTTGAGTCCGCAGATGACGCAGTAAGTGAAGTTAAAGAAGAGATTAATTTGGCCTTTACTACCTTACTACCGACGTTGAGTTTGACATCTTCTCAAGTTTCGTTTAACTACACGAGCGGGTCTATCGACATAGTAGTTGTTTTTCAACTACCCAATAACGCCACATCCACAGTAAGCACGTCTGCTTTAGTAGGAACTATCGTTCTATCAGGCTCTAATCCAAGTTACGAGGTATAGCAATGACAACACCCACAACACCAGTATCTAGTATCCCAGTATCAGTAGACTACTTATCTAGAGATTTTACTTCTCTTAGAAATGACCTTATTGGAATCATTCAAACTCGACTACCAAACTGGACAGCCACTGATCCTGCAGACTTTGGTATTGCTCTTGTAGAAGCGTTTGCCTATGTAGGAGACATGATCTCGTACTACATTGACAGAAACGCAAATGAGTCCTCAATCACAACAGCGGTACAAAGAAACAGTATTTTAAACATTGCTCAAACCTACGGTTACACTCCCGCTGGATACCGTCAGTCTTATGTAACGTTAACCTTTAACAACAGTTCATCATCAAACGTGACTATTCCAGCAGGAACAGTTGTTTCTGGCCAAGTTGTGTCAGGTGATACTGTTCAACTAGTTCCCTTTACAACATCATCAGACCTTGTAGTATCCCCAAATACGTCTTCAAATACTACGGCTTCTGCTGGAGAACTTGTAAGTTTAGTAGTTACTGGAGCAGACTCTACGTACGGTGAACTCATCGGGACATCTGATGGAACACCTAACCAATCCTATGCGCTATCTCAAAGTTCTGTTATTGATAACTCCTCATCTATCTTTATTCAAGATGGAGATGTGTACTCACAATGGACTCAAGTCACCCACTTAACAGACTACGGTCCATATGACCTCGTCTACTCCTTAACCACAGATGAAACGGGCACTGTGTTCGTAAACTTTGGAGACGGAGTTTCAGGTGCGATACCTGTTATTTACTCTGAAGTACGGGCTATGTACACCGTTGGTGGGGGATCAATCAGTAATGTAAACCCTAACGTTCTTACTGCTATCACCTATGTTCCAGGACTTTCTGACTCCCAACTTACAGCATTTCAGTCCACTGTAACTGTAAACAATGCAGCCAGTGCAATCGGAGGAGATGACCCAGAAAGTAACGACTCCATACGTGCAGGTGCTCCCGCCTCTTTGCGTGGTGGAAACCGCGCAATTACTCTTACTGACTTTAGTGATCTTGCTATAACAGTAAACAACTGCGGTAAAGCAAACACTGTTGGAGAAAACTGGGCATCTGTAACTCTGTACCTAGCACCTGTTCGCCAAGCAGGTACAGTTGATTTGTCTCCAGGACTTGATTCAAACGGCGTTGAAACGTCTGAATGGACCACCCTTGAAAGTAACGTGCAGTCATTTCTTTCAGATAAAGTGTTGATTGGAACCCAGGTTACTACGCAGACACCTCAGTACGTTGACTTAGTTATGACACTAGATTATGTACTGTACCCCTCAGCATCGGCTTCTACGGCGTCTGCTAACATCCTTAGTTCTATCCTTACTGCATACCAATATATCAACATGAACTTTGCTGACACGATTTATCCTTCTGATATCTCACAGTTGGTTATGTCAAACGTTCCTGAAGTTCGATACGCAAATATGGTGCAGTTCTATAGGGCAAACATTAACGCTGTGTCTGTAGCGGCTTCCACACCTTCCAGCGGGTATGTTACTTACACTACAAATAATTATCATGGTTTCCAAGTAGGATCAACTGTCACCATCACAGGCTTTGCTACTTCAGGATACAACGTTACTAATGCGGTAGTTACAGCAGCAACAGGAACTACCTTTACGGTTGCTAACAGCACTACTGGTACAACAACGGGTACAGGTGCGGTTTCTGGGTACTCAACTCAAGCCGCTCAGCCATTTGAGATCTTTAGAGTTCAACAATCCAACATTACGGTAACTAATGGATGACATTAAAAGATTTCACGGGCTATACAGAGGGATAGTAAAAAATACATCTGATCCGCAAGGTCAGCGCCGTATTCAGGTCTCTGTACCTCAAGTAACAGCCTCTGAAGTAACGGACTGGGCATACCCTGTTGAGCCTGCGGGTATTCATATGGACCTACCAGTTATAGGTCAAGGGGTGTGGATCTCATATATTGGGGGAGATCCAGAGCACCCTATTTGGCATGGGGCATTTGGAAAAAACCAGGGAAAAAATAAACAAGTAAATATAAAGGCTTTAAATAACACAGTAACAACTACTGGTTATACCAACGTTTTATCCATTGAAAACATGCCTGATGGAACACAAGAGTTAGATTTAACAGGAAGCGTGGTTAATCTTGCTAAAGGCGTTCTTAGGTTTGTAAGTTCCCCTCCAAGTAGCCCTACATCAACAGGTACTAAAGGGGACTTTGCTTATGGATTACAGGGTAATACCAACTACGTTTACTTCTGTGTAAACACAAACACGTGGGTTCGAGTAGCCGTACAAACAAGTAGTTGGACATAGTTAAGCCAGTAATTAATAAGTAAACCCCCGAAAATAGGAGTATAAGATAGAAAGGGATTTGCCATGACAGTAACAGCAGTTTACCCAGGTAATGTTCAAAACAGTTATAGCCAGCGCGTTAACTTTTTGGATGTTGTCGAGGATGTAGACGTAAACAACCTTCAAGTTGAGATCACTGCAATCGAGACTTACGTAGGGGCAAACCCTCATATCAGTTCTGGTTGGGTAGGATCATTTACTTCATCCACCACTTCATGGCCTAGCCTTGCTGCTAGAGTACAAAATATTGAGTACGGCCTTTATGAGGCACTGAACGGCCAAGTAAACGCAAACGGACTTATTGGTACAACACTTAGTTCAACAGTAGTTTCTTCTAGCCTTACTAGTTTGGGAACCTTAACTAGCCTAACTGTTTCTGGAACAACCACCTCTGGGTCTTATGTTGGTAACGGCAGTGGTCTTTCTAATCTTCAAGGATCATCTTTAGGAATTATGAACTTGATGGGGGCGTTGTAAACTTAAATGGCTCAATACGGCGCTGCCATT